TACCTTGCTTACCAGCTTAAACCTGGTTCTTATCAGGAGGAAGTACCTTTTGAGCAACAGTTATCACAGTACTACGTAGGTCTTTTGCAACAGCAAATTGAAATATCATTGTTTAATGGTAACACTGCTTCAACTACTAATAACCTTTCTTACTTTAATGGATGGGTTACTAACATATCATCTTCATTAGGTGGTGGACTTGGTACTACTGGTTATGTTTCAGCTTCGGTACACTATTCCGCATCTTCTGGATCTCCTGTTACTTCGTCAAACGTTGTAAATATTATCAATGGAGTTTATTCAGCTATTCCGCCTGCTCTTTTACAGTCACCTGAAAAACCTGTAGTAATGGTTGGTTGGGACGTATATAATACATACATCATGGCCTTGCAGGCTTTGTATCCTCTCAGCTTGTTTAACTTCCCTGCTAATGATGGGAGAATTACAATCCCAGGTACGGCAGTTGATGTAATGGCATTCGTCGGTCTAAATTATAGTTCAGGTAATACTAACTATAGCATCCTAGCAGGTCAGCCAAGTAACTTTATACAAGGTAATGACCTGGAAGATGATGCCGCCAGCTTTAAATTCATCTACAACCCATACTCAGACAACATTCAATGGAAGAGTAAGTTTACACTTGCTGCCAACGTTGCAAGACCTTATGAAATTGTATGGGGCTTTAACGGTCAGTAATTCTTAATAAACTAATTCTATAAATATGAGTTGCCAACTCACACAAAATATTCCTATTGATACCTGTAAATCAAACATAGGTGGTATAAAATCCATCTTTGTGATGCCTTTCCAGAATATCAGCGGGAGCATAACAGTAGTCAGCGGATCAGTAACTAATATCCCGATTCAGTCAGGATCTAATTATCAGTACTACCGTTATGATTTCAGAAAGGAAACGGGCACGTTCAAAGATGATCTAAAGATCAGTGATGAAAATGCTTCTGTCTATTCTGATCAAACAGTAGACATTGAATTTACCAGGGTCGAAATAGTAAAAAGAAATGAACTTCTTTTACTTGCTCAAAGCGATGTTTCAATCATTGCATTGGATAACCTAGGCCAGTATTGGCTATATGGTGCAAGCAATGGGATGGTTCCAAAAACATTCGACGCGGAAAGTGGAAAGAAATACGGAGACGGTAGCAAGTATAAACTATCCTTTACAGGAGTTGAACCAACTTACGCCTATCAGGTATCAGGTGGACTTGTTCCAGCACTGACAGTACCACACTAACGGATTTATTTGTTTGTCATAATTATTATTTTTTAGCCCGCCGCCGATTTGGTTGGCGGGTTTTTTCTTGAATATGCTTATCCTATTACAAAACTCCCAAAACCCCGTTACCGTTACCGTCTCAGAATTGCAGCAGGGAACAGGATCATTATTCCTATGGGAGTTTATCAACGGGATCAGTAAACAGTCAGTTTATACACTTGCTTACGATAGCGCATCTTTAAACAGATACAACCGTTTTTGTATCACTACTACCGGCAGCAATGCCGACCCGACAGCAGGACAAGTATATCTCCCTCTTTTAGGTCAATATCTATACAATGTATATGAAGATCCTTCAGGCTCTTTATCACCTGCAGGGTTAAACCTATGCGAAATGGGCAAGATGATTTTGACGGGATCAGTTACCCCAGCAACAGCATTTACCGGCTCAACAAGTCAGTACATCGTTTACAACGGATTATCATAATATATGGCATCAACAACAAACATATCAGGCAGCGTACTTCATAAAACATCGGTAAGGTTTGGATCTGACGAACCAAAGGAAGGTGGAGCAACAAAAGTTGAAATGACTTTTCATGACTCTTTTGATAGACCTATGAATAAGGAAAAGAAGGCTGAGGATTTAATCTTTTGGGGCGAGAAGAACGCTTACCCTGATTACCTTCTGGATTTATTTGATGGCTCTTCCACACATGGCGCAATTATCTCCGGGAAAGTTGACTACATAGTAGCAAGAGGATTGCAAAGTAAAAAAAATGGATCTATTCAGGACTTCATTCAGGAGTGTAATTGCAACGGGGACAGCTTAAACGATATCCTGTATCGTATAACTTTTGATTACGAAATGTTTGGCTGTTTTGCCTTACAGATAGTATGGGGTAAGGGATCAAATAAGAATAACCCGAAGATTTCAGAAATATATCACATACCCGTTGAAAGATTTAGGTACAATCTCGATCAGACAAAACTGAAATATTCGAAGCATTGGAAAACCTATTCAAGGGCAAAGATAATCGAATACGATGTTTTCGACCTGGACAATCCAACAGGAACACAGATATTTTATCACAACGGTAATACTTCTCGTAATATCTACGGTAGACCTCCTTATGAAGCTGCTGTTGCATCTATCAATACTGATAGGGGGATTTCTGAATATCATGACAACCTTGTCCGTAATGGTATGGCTGCATCGATGATAATAAACTTTTTTGACGGAACGCCAACAGACGATGAACAGCGACAAATTACCAGGGACATTACAACCAAATTTTCAGGGGCTAATGGTTCTCAGAAAATGATTACGTTCAATGAACCAGGGACACAAGCTCCACAGGTCATTCCAATTCAGACTTCAGACGATGATAGATTTATCAGGCTGATGCAAAATACTATTCAGAATATCTTTTCTGCCCATAGGGTTGCAACTCCTGCTTTATTTGGTCTACAAACCAATGCTCAGAAAGTAGGTGTACAAAATGAATTCGAAATAGGGTATGAAGTGTTTCAGAAAACTTATGTATTGCCCCGTAGGATTCAGTTATTGAATGTTCTTAACAAGCTGATAGGAATCAATTTTAAAGATCCTCAGCTTACTATTAAGCCAATGCCACCGGTAACAATGCCGTTGACTGATCCGCGTACACTTGCAAGTTGTATGTATCCTTCTGAAATGAGAAAGAACCTAGAAAACTGGAATCTTATCGATGATGCCAATAATCAACCGGAAGGCGAAATAATGATCGGTAATAGAGATCAGCCAAATCTTGACCTTGACGTATTGGGTAACGCAAAGAAAGCAGATCCTAACGTAATCCTTCCAGCATGGACAGGAGATACCACACAAGGTATTCCGCCCCCTTCAGCCGCACCCGTTCCACCTCCTTCAGACGCTGTACCTGGAAGCCAGGAAGCAGGGGACGCGGACAGTGATGGAGATAATAATAACTCAAATTAATAACAATGCCTTTAGATTCAAATTATAACGTACTCCTGATAAGCTCACAAGCTCTTATTGATAATGGAGTGATTGATCAAAACGTTGATCCAAAAGTTGTACAACCTGTTATTAAGCTAGTTCAAGATAGTTGGTTGCAAGGGGTATTAGGTACACCAATGTTGGTTTACCTGCAAAATGGTATTGCAAATAATACTCTCCTTACGACAGACGTACAGCTTTTGCAATGGTATGTTGAGCCTGTAATGATATGGTATGTAACTTATGAACTGTCACTATTTAATTCCTACAAGGTAAAGATTAAGGGACTTGAAAAGATGTCGGGAGAGAATAGCCAAGCTGCTTCATTAACCGAAATCCAATCCTACAGGGATAAGACAAAAGAAACTGCGGAAATGTATGCTCAAAGCTTACTTAGGTACATGGAAGCATACCCGACACTATTTCCTGCATTCTGGAATACTGCTTTCACTATTGCAGATATTCAACCTAACAGGAGATCAGCCTATAGATCTAGTATGTATTTAGGTCATGATGATAATCCTTACGATAGAAGATATCGCGGAGCTTATGAAGGTTTCGGAATGTGGTTCTTTGAAAATTATTAAGATATGATAGGTATATATAAAATAATAAGTCCGTCAGGCAGGATTTATATAGGTCAGTCAATTAATGTCAATGATCGGTTGAGGCATCATCAAAAGAATCCTGATAAAAATCTGGTGAAACTTTATAATTCATTTATGAAATATGGGATTGAGGCCCATACATTCGAAGTATTAAATATTTTTAATGAAGATATCAGCCAGCATTATTTGAATATGTTTGAACAGCTTCACGCAGCCAATGAAATAATAAAAGGAAAACAACTTTTAAATATTCGCAGGCCGGGTAGTAATGGTGCTTTATCTCAGGAATCCAAGGATAAGATTAGTAGAGCAAAGAAGGGTAAAACAGCGTGGAACAAGGGTATACCAATGTCAATTGAGCAACGGCATCTTTTAAGTGAAATTAAGAAAGGTAAATGCCCCGACAGTTTGAAGGTATCATGTAAAAGAAGATATAAGGCAATAATCCAGTTTGATAAGGAAGGCAATTTTATAAAGGAGTGGTCCTCTATTCAATTGGCATCCGACACTCTTAATATCAATAATGCAAACCTTGTTCAATCTGTTAAGAATGGAAGATGTAAGGCAGGCGGATATATTTGGAAATATAAAAATGAAAAGAAATGAATGGAACAAATTCCACGATCAACCAAATGGTATTAACATTCAAATTAATATCTGAAGCACATGCGCAGATCAATGATTTCTATGCAGGCCAGATAAGCGATACTAATGCCTTGCCGCATCAGTACCCTTTATTGTGGTTGGATCTGGTTGATTTGACGGAATATGAATTGTACACAGACTACGTTTGGAGGGTTGCCATATTCGATACTCTTTTACCCGATAATTCTAACGAATGGGAAATAAGGTCGGATTCCAGAAGAATCATAAAAGATACTCTGTTGATCCTTCGGGATTCATTTGATTTAC